TGCGTTTGAATAGTCTCCTTCCCATGCCAATGAATACAGTGTGGCTGGTGTAGGTTTACTAGATTTAATTGTTAATGTGTAATTTGTATTTCTCTCATAAACAGGTACTGTAACTTCCTGTTCAGTTTGTATTGCTAATTTACTGGGAGAATATTGATCTGCAAATATTGATTCGTATGTTTCTGTAAAATCAGGTTTACCAACTCTTTTTAAGGTTGTCTGATAAGCACCTAACGGACCAAAGTTAAACTTAACTCTATGTACAACTAAGTTACTTTGTACATCAGATACAAATCTATCTCCTGATTGTTGTGTTACATAGAACTTAGGTAGTTCAACTTCCATGTCATATAGATAACCAAGTAGAAAATCTTGATTTCTCCAATCACCTTCTATTTCTATAGTTCCACTATTTACAGTTGCTTCTCTGAAACGACCAAGTTCATTTGAAGAATCTACGTCATAGACAGCGAAAGACTTTGCGCCGGATACAGGGGTTCTTTCTAAAGCCGTTGGTTGACCTTGTTGTACTTGTGCTCCCCAAAAATATATTTTAGTTGCAGTTGAATTTCCAGTTGGGTTTTCTACTTCAATGTCAAAATCTGGAAGTGTACCATCTCTGCTATTACTCCAAGTGTTTCTATACCCTCCTATTCTTCTCCATGTACTGTCAACTAAAAACTCCCTATCTGAAGTTGAATCTGGGTGTCCTCCATTTGGATTAATAGAATAAGTAGTATCATCTGCGTTTACTTGCCGTCCATTTACATAAAATTTTATACTGGCATCTCCTTGATCGGTTCGAGCATAAATAGTACCTGAGTAAGATTCATTTACAACTGGAAGAGTAGCTGAACCTGAAGCTGCGGTAAATACACGGAAATCATTTCTCGCTAATTCATCTGCAAAATTATAAAAACTTATATCTTCAATTACACCTAAAGGATTCTCTATTAATTGACTACCGTCTGGGCTAGGTATTGCTTCAGAATTAGCTAATAAGTTAGTACCCGCTACTGGATGATAAAACCCCTCTGGCATCGCAAAGGATGTTTTATTAGCTGAAGAGTTATAAGTAAGAGTTGTACTTGTAGAAGATATTTTATGGATATTATCTAAATGAACCCCATGAGTATTACTGTATTGGGTAATTGATTCACCATCTTCACCACTCAATTTAAGGTTTATCTTCTGCATTACATTAGTCGTACCATTTCTGACAACTGCATAAATAGCATCGTCTAACATACACATATACTGTATATTTCCTGATAGTTCCCATGTAACCCATGATTGCATGATTCGTTTTTCACCTGATGTGAAATACCTAAACCCATATACTGTTGGTTGATTCTTTTCAGCAAATACAATAAAAGAGTTTTCTCTACTATTAGCTATTAAATTTATATTCTTTGGAAATAGTTTACTTATAACTTTACTTTGCTCAAGTATTACTGGTTCACCTTCTCTCAATACACTAGCCATCTCAAACATTCTGGTAAACTTACCAGCATTATCTAAGAACGCTATGGTTGTACCAAGTGAAACTGGATTGGTTTGGTGATTGAAATTATAAGTAGATAAAGCATTTATCTTGGCAGTTATAGGACTTAGTACATCACTATCTGTAGTCAACATGAACTGTTGATTTTTAGTAAATAATACTAATCCACTGTTAACTTCTATACCATCAAAAAGTATTGCAGGATATTCAGAACTACAGGATAAATCAATAGGATCTTCAGCTGAAGCAGCTATCGCAGACTTAGCCCAAAAGTTAAAAAAGTCTCCGGGTCTGGACATTATTACATTTTCATCACTTAGAAATACAAGACGATTCCTAAAGAAAACCATTTTATTAATAGTTTTATTAACGGTTTTTATGTCCTCATCTTGACCCTCTACAGTTGATATAAAACTAGGTTTAGGTGAAGTAAATTGATCCCCTACTGCACAGTCTTCATAATCAATTTGAGAAAGTGTAAATATTGGTTCGTTATCACTATCAAGAGTGTCTGTCCTGATTAATTGCACAGGCATAGAACTTTTATCAAATGCAATTTTTCTTGTTGGTTTATTACATTCTGTCCATACACCATCACCACTTTGCCCTGTATTAGCTTCAAACTTTAAATAATAATCATCTTCGTCATTAGCACTATTTTTAACTTTGACTACATATCCATGTTTACATTGCTTAGGTAGATCAGCTACATCTTGAACTTCACTTGTTAGTACATTTAGTAGTTCAGATACTGGTGTATTTATATTAAAAGTACCAGCTGATCTAGTTATATATAATCCATCACCTATCTGTTCAACCTCAAATCCATTACCAGTATTTGTAGCATTTCCAGTAATACCTTCTCTAATTTTACCTAAGATCATGTCGCCAGTAATAGCAGTCTCACCATCAAAGGGTGTAGGTGTAGGACGTACTAAACCTAAATTCGCAGCAACTTTGGCTGTAGATACTTCTTCAACTACGACATTGTAGTAAGTTTGAGTATGACCATTATTTAGATCAACACGAATTTTATCTCCTACTTCCCATCCAGAACCACCATGTAATAAATCTATTTTTACTGTATATCTACAAACATATGTAGGATTACTTCCTCCATCAGTTGTAGGTTGTCCAGTAGTTGTGATCCTAAATATTAAATCTTTACCACGACCAGTAACTACTCCTGATGTACTAGCTGTTCCTTTATAGATAATTACATGTGAACCACTGTCATCGTGATTAACTGTAAATAATTTGGTTCCTACAGAATTACATGTACCCGCATTATCTAGGTCATATTCTGTTGAACTACCATCAGTGTTGACAGCATTGTTTGGATCAGGAGATGCACTTACGTTATATTCAATTCCTAATCTAGTAACTGTAGAAACAGTGCTTAAAGTATTAGAAACAGTGCTGTTAAATAAATCCACACCATACTGACTAGCATATTTAATCTGTTTTAATTCAATAAAAGCTTGATTAGGTTGGGCTGGTTCAATAGTCGCAGCCATTGCAGTTGGTTTGTTTCTATTGTTTATAAATGTAAAATCATTTATAGTTAAAGTTTGTATGTGATCATCATTACTGTGCGATAAATATGAAGCTAAAGCGGATGCTGTACTTGAATCAGGAGTAACAGTCATAGGACGACCATCACTACATCTCCACATATTTACATCACCAGTTCTACTGATCTGTCCTATATATTGCTCAATCTCATTTCGGTAATAGCTAAACCACTTACCATTTTCTTGTGAGTTTAAAGAAGCAGTTCCATTATTAGATAATGATTTAACTAATAGACTTCCCGGACGTTTCTGTAATCCATGAGTTACATCAGGAAATACATTCTTAGCTGAAACAACTTGACCGGGAATTTTTAATTCGTCAGGCTGTTGAGAAATACCACCATTAATCGAATTTATTTTTTGTGTGATACTTGTCATTAGCGTTGTAGTGCTTTGTAAGGTTGATAGGCTCTATAAGATTGGTTGTGTCCAAAACCAAAGAATGAATGATCTCCTTGATTACATTCATATTCAAGACAACCAGCTCTGTTATATGCTTCTTGTTGTTGTAGTAGCTGTACAAGTTGTGGATTATTTACTAGCTGTGTAGCTGCCCTAACAGAAGCTCTAGAAACTATGTATCTTCTAAATACTTGTGGCAGACTTGTGTACTCGTATAAATAAGTAACATCCATATATACGTCATCATCAAATTCAAATCCTTTACCTGTACCATCATTAGCTTCTTTGATTTTGTCAAATAAATAAGCTGTTCCGCTATCTACTTTTCTTATAACATCTTGAGATCTAAATACTTGTCCGTCTGATAAATCAAATCTTATTATGTCGTCAGTTATTGTTATACGTTTGGTTGAACTGTCAGGTGTAAATTTTATCTGTGTAGCAGTATTAAAAACCCATCCCTCATTCTGTACGTCTTTATTGACTTCAGTAAGTATGTTAAATATAAATCTTGTTTCTGGGTTTTCAAAGTTTAATGCTGTTGTTATTGGACTCTGACCGATAGCTCCCAGTATTGAGTTCACTGCGGATAGGTTTGTATCGGTGTCAATTGTTGTGGGATTGGTCATATAAATATATAAAAAAAAAGGGAGACCGAAGCCTCCCTGTGTGTTTATCTTGATACGGTTGGAGTATCACATTCTACGCCAGCATAAG